CCCCCAAGGTTGAGTCTCTACCACTCAGGTCTGCCGGGATGCCTGCGGCCACCGACCACATCCCGCTCCCGGTCAATCCGGGCCTCTACGCCAGGGTCAAGACGCTTCTCAGCAGCCACCCCAGGGACTGATCCCCGATGAGTCGAAGAGTCGCTTGGCGGCTCGGAGATGAGTGACCGGGTTCCACATCCTGGCACGGAACTGTGCCATCGTTTCGCCCCGCCAGCGGTGAGCGCCGTTCAACTGGAGCAGGCCGAAGCTGCCGCCGTTCGAGTCGCCCCAGTTCGAGGCATGGGGGTTGCCGCCGGATTCGCGGTTCATGCAGCGGACCATCGTGGGGCCGTAGCGGGGGCCGAAGACGGCCATCACCATCGCCTTGCTCTTCGCGTACTGGGCCTTTGACGTGCCGTAGTTGTCAGCGCTGGCAGTGCTGGAGAATGCAAGCGCAGCCATGATGGCAAGCGCGAGTAGAATCGAACGCATCGGGTTACCTCCGATAGGTCGGACGAGGGCCGGGGAGATCCAGAGAGGCACCAGTGCGTAGCGGCGACGGGAACCTCAGAGGCTCCCCGGCTCACGTCTGTGTGTGTAAGCCCGTAGTCTAGACGCCAATGACGACGGTCGATCTCGAACAGGAGCAGCAAGAGGCCCTGGAGATCCTGACCCGCCGCTACCGCGAGATGGAAGCGGAGCGCGAGGCGGCGATCAAGGACCCGCGCTTCTTCCTCCGCCACACCTCGGCGACCGACACACGGACGGGCGAGGAGTTCAGCTTCGACTTCGGCCCCGACTCGGGCTGGGCCTGGCAGGGCGATGTCCTGCAGGACTTCATGGACCACCAGATCACGCTGGCCCTCAAGGCGCGGCAGCTTGGCATCTCATGGGTCGCCATCGGCTACGCGCTCTGGAAGGTGCTGACGACGCCGGGCACCAAGGCGCTCGCTGTCTCGATCAACGAGACGGAGGCGTCCGTCCTGATCGGACGGGCCTGGGATCTGTTCGAGTCGCTACCGGAACATCTCAAGATGGATGTCAAAGTACTGAGGCCGCAGAAGAACAGGCCAACGACCCAGATCGTCCTGGAGTTCCCCGACGGGAAGATCTCCTCCCTGATCGCGATGCCTTCGACGCCGAAGGCGGGTCACGGCCAGGTCGCCACCCTCGTCATCCTCGATGAGCATGCCCGTCACCAGTTCGCCGAAGAGGGATGGAAAGCCTTCATCCCCGTCGTCGCCGACGGTGGGCAGATCATCATCGTCTCGACCGCCAACGGGATCGGCGGCACCTTCTACGACCTCTGGATGAACGCGGATGATCGGGGTGTCCATACGATCTTCCTGCCCTGGAACTTCCACCCTGGCCGGGACGAGAAGTGGTACGCCAGGGTAGCGAAGGCGCTGCCGGAAGCCGACCGGGCGGAGCAGTACCCGCTCACCCCCGCCGATGCCTTCCTTGGCACGGCAGGCTGCTGGTTCGACACCGAGGCGCTGACGTGGTACGGCGAGACGCTCCGCAAGCCCGAGTACCGCTTCCGTTTTCACGTGGAAACGGACGGCAAGAGAGCCTCGGTGGTGCGAGCGAAGGACGGCTGGATCAAGCTCTTCTGCCATCCCATCGAGGGCCGCGACTACGCCATCGGGGCCGACATCGCGACCGGGCGCGGGACCGACTACTCCTGCGCCTACGTGATCGACCTCACCAACGGCGAGTTGGCGGCGGAGATCCACTGCCGGATCGACCCCGATCTCTTCGCCGAGCAGCTTCACTTCCTGGGCAGAATGTTCAACACCGCTCGCATCGCTCCGGAGATGGGCGGTGGATACGGGGAGCCTGTTGTCCTTTCGCTCCGCGATGGTCGAAAGGGCAGGCCCCCCTATCCGAAGTTGTACAGGCACCGGATCGAGGACAGGCCGGACTTCAAGCAGCACATCACCTACGGCTTCCCGATCACGACGAAGACGAGGCCGCAGATCATCAACCAGGCGGAGCAGTGGATCCGCGAGCGGACGCTGCCGTTCATGCCGATGGAGTTGATCCTCGAATGCAAGACCTTCGTCAGGCAGAACGTGTCCCCCTCGCCGAGGGCTGCGGCGGGAGCGAACGACGACCGCGTGATGGCGCTCTGCCTCTCGCTTGAGCTTTACCGGATCTACGGGCACCACGCTCACGACAACCGCAAGCGGGTCAAGAAGCGGCGGAAGCAGTATCGTGCCCAGTACGAGTGGGAGTGAGTCGTCCTCCTCGCGTCGTACGATCAGGGCTGTTCCCTTCCTGAGGAGTGACCGTGAGCCAGATGATGGATCCAGGGATGATGGGCGGCGGTCCTCCGCCGATGCCGCCTGATCCCGGTATGGGCGGCGGCGGTCCCGGCCTCGGCCCCGAGATGGGCGCACCGCCCCCGCCTGACGCAGGCGGCGGACTTCCGCCCGAGTTGATGGCCGCGCTCGGTGGCGGCGGCGGGATGAACTCGACCGACCTGATGGCCGAAGGCCCGATGGCGGGTGAGGAAACAGCCACCACCGAGGAGGACGCAGGCGAGGAGGATCCACTGACGATGGTCCGTGACGCCATCGCCCTGCTCCGCAAGGCGGGAGAGGTGGAGCCGGACGACGTGAAGTCGCACCTGATCGACAAGGTCCAGGCCGACCTCCAGAAGATCCTCTCGACGGAGTCACAGAAGACCGACAAGCTGCGGTCTGCGCTCGGTGGCTAGCGAGGACCTCAAGGACCCGTACGAGCCGACCCTGGAGTATCGGGACGCGCTCGCGATGGTCGTCGGAGCGCAGGAGCAGGCCGAGCAGTTCTCGCAGAACTACGTGGACAAGGTCGAGAGACGCTACCGCGCCTACCGGGGCATGGCCGAGTTGAAGGTCAGCGAGGGCGACGAGTGGCGCTCCAACCTGACGACGCCCTACATCCTCCAGACCATCGAGGGGATGATCGCGACGATGCTCGACCCGAACCCGATGTGGCAGGTCACGCCTCGCCCCCAGCCCTTCGAGCCACTGGAAGTGATCATGGCGCGGTTAGGCGGGGGCGAGATCGCGAGCCAAGCCTTGCAGTGGGCGATGGACAACGACGACTTCGCGATGAAGCAGCGGCCCTTCATGCAGCAGGACCTCGTCGCCGGGAAGACCGTCGCCAAGATCGGCTGGCGCACCAAGAAGACGAAGAGGATGGTGCTGACTCCGGTCGAGGCGCAGATCCTCGACATCTTCGGCAACGTGATCCACTCCTTCCCCTCCACCGAGGAGGAGGAGCAGGACGTGACGATCTTCGACGGGCCGACGATGACGGTGCGCGACGTGCGCGACTTCTTCCGGCCCGAGTCGGCGACGAACGTGGACGACGCCGCCTGGGTGATCGACCGCTCCTGGCAGACCTTCGACGCGCTCAAGAAGATGGAGCAGGCGGGGCTGTACCGGAAGGTCGATGAGTTGAAGGAGTCGAACAACATCGCCGGGGCGACGGGCTACTCCGACCGCGAGCAGATCCTCCGCAACCAGGACAGGACGAAGGGCCTGATCGAGGTGCTGGAGTACTGGACCGACGAGCGCGTGATCACGGTCGGCAACCGCAAGGTCGTGCTGCAGGACATCCCGAACCCCTACCGCCACGGCAGGAAGCCCTTCGTCGTCACCTCGGCGATGCCGGACGCATTCCAGATGGACGGGATCTCCGTGGTCGAGGCGCTCGGCCAGCTTCAGTCGATGCTGTGGACGATCCAGAACCAGGGCCTTGATGCCTTGCGCCTCAACGGCAACCCGGTCACCCTGATCCGATCCGACGTGGACGACCTCGACGCCTTCGAGTACCACCCCGGCGCTCAGTGGATCGTGGAAGATCCAGGCCAGGTGTCGGCGCTGCCGCTCGACCCGAACGTGGGCAGCATCACGATCCAGCGGGAGCAGTTGATCAAGGGCGACCTGCAGAACATCATGGGCGGCTTGCCGATGGCAGGCGGTGTCTCATCGGGCACCATCGACCAGACGACCGCGACGGGGATGTCGATCATCACCTCCATCGCGCAGAAGATCATCAGCGCGAGGAAGCAGCACTACACCTGGGCCTACGAGCAGATCGGGGAGCAGTTCCTCCAGGTGATGGGGCAGATGATGCGCGGCGACCGCGCCGTCAGCGTGATGGGCAAGGAGGGCAACCGCCGCCTGATCCTCGTCTCACCGCTCGACCTGCAGGGCGACTTCGACTGCAAGATCTCGGTCATGGACGACTCGATGCTGCGGCAGGAGAAGCGCCAGGAGGAGCAGGCGAAGCTCCAGACCGCAGCGAATGTGAGCCAGATCGTGCCGCTGAACATGAAGGCTTTCGTGGAGGACTTCCTCAAGTCCTACGGGATTCAGGACACCGAGAAGTACTTCGCAAACGCACCTGGGACGAAGGGGGCTGCTGCCGGACAGGCTCCCCAAGCCGCTCCCCCCGGCGGCATGGCGACGGCTCCCACCGCAGGACAGCCGCCGTCCGGGCCTCCCGTCCCAGGCAATCCCGCCGGGATGACGGCACCTCCGGGCGGCGGATTGTCGATGACACCGGAGTCGTTCGCCCAGTCGCAACTCGCCCAGGTCGGGAGAACGCAGTAGCCTAGACGGATGGCGATGTCCAAAGAGGACCGCGACGAACTCACCCGTCGCCAGGCCGCGTTGTCAGGGCTGACGAAGAATCCGAACTGGGGCGAGTACATCGCCGAGCATCAGCGAGAGGTCGCCCGGATCGAGAAGAGGATGCTCCTGGCGGCGAAGGGTCCTGACCCTGTAGACCAGCGAGCCATCGACTTCTGGCGCGGGTGCCTCTTCGTCCTCCGCTGGCAGATCGCGATGCCCGTCGGTGCCGAACGCAACCTGCTGCGCTACCTGCGCTCGCAGGGAATCGAGATCGAAGAGGAGGAGCTAGAGCATGTCTGAGGCCGCAGATGCAGAGCAGGAGGTAGAGAACTTCTTCAACGAGGAGATCTTCGGGGCAGCGCCTCCTGTCGAGAACGACCCCGCCTTCCCGACCGAGCAGCCCGAGTCGAAGCCCGTCGAAGAGGTCGCTGTCGATCCCGAGGTGGAGGAGCAGGAGGAGCAAGAAACCCCTGCAAATGACGGACTGACGTCGGACGAGGAGCAACCCGTCGAGGAGGAGGAAGCGCTCGTCCCCGACACCGAGGAGGAGTACGTCGCCTGGGCCAAGAAGCAGTACGGCGACGACCTCGACCTCGACAACGACTCCGTCAAGAAGCTCGCGAAGGCGAACTACGAGAAGGAGAAGCTGCTCGGCAAGAAGGCCGAGGAGGCGCGGACGCTGCAGCAGGCAGCGGAGCAGGCGGAGATCCAGCAGCGGATCGACGCGCTCAACACGCCCGGCCACCTGACCCATGAGGAGGAAACCTGGGTCGGCGAGGCGGTGATCTCGAACGATCCCGGCGAGTGGGCCTACAACGCGCTCCAGGCCCAGCGCCCGGATCTCTACGCGGGGATCATGGACCGCTGGTCGGCGATGGGAGAGGTCGAAGCGCGGCAGGCGCGAGCCTTCCACTCCCACATCGTCCAGGCTGTCAGCGCCCCGACGCCCGACCCACAGGAGACGTACACCGCCGCGCTCGGCGAGACGTTCTCCTCGCTCGGCCTCAACATCGAGGCGCACGGACCGCTGATCCTCGCGAAGGCCGAGGAGCTTGGCTCCGCCCACCCCTCGGTGCAGGGGATGATGAGCCAGGATCCCGACATCCGCCGGATCGCCACCCGCTCCGTCTTCGACCTCGTCTCGCAGGGGGCGGCGACGATCCAGAAGGCGAAGACCGACGACGTGGTGGCCCAGCGGGTGCAGGAGGAGAAGCTGCGCGATGCTGCCGCCGGGATCCAGCAGGGCGGACCCCGCTCCGAGCAGCCGAAGAAGAGCAAGTTCTGGGAGGAGTTCGAGGAGGAGGCCGAGGAGCGCGGCTGGAACGGCAACCGACCTCAGTACGGCAAGGAGTAGCGTCGTCCGGGGGGCTGGTCTAGTATCCGGGCCAGCCCCCTTTGAC